AAGCTACATTCGCTACATGGAAATACCGAGATAGACCACATTGGTGGAACGACGACTACGCAGACTACGAGAAAAGGATAACAGCAAAATGAATGTAAAACTTATAGCATCTTCAGGCGATAACTTATTAGAAGATATTGCTTTAATGGCTAGAGTATCAAACCCAGCTAATCAGCATAATACGGAAACTTCTGGTAAGCTAGTAAAGTACCTAATTAAACATAATCACTGGTCGCCTTTTGAGATGGCTAGTATTACTATGGAGATCAATACTACAAGAGATATTGCTCATCAAATAGTTCGTCACCGTAGTTTTGCTTTCCAAGAATTTAGCCAACGCTATGCAGAGCCTTCTGATATGGGATACCCTTTTGAACTCCGAGAATGCAGAATGCAAGATACCACAAACCGACAGAACAGTATTCAATCGACAGATAATATTATAGAGGCAACGTGGATATTAAGGCAGAAGAAAGTTATAGCAGCAGCTGAAACTGCCTACAACTGGGCTATTGAAAACGGTATTGCAAAAGAGCAAGCCCGAGCTGTGCTTCCCGAAGGTTTAACCAAGACTCGACTTTATATGTCAGGTACAGTCCGGTCCTGGATACACTACGTTGATGTACGCACCACTCCTGGCACACAGAAAGAGCATATGGATATTGCACGACAGTGTGCATATGAAATTAATAGCGTCTTTCCTCTAATTAAGGACTTTGTTCATGACTAGCATAGGCAGGAAGTTTGATAATGAAAAACCTAAAATGTATCTTCTACCTCCGAAAGCTACTGTCGAAGTAGCAAAAGTGCTAACCTTCGGTGCTCAGAAATACTCGGAAGAGAATTGGAGATACTTAGACAATATTCAGAATAGATATAGCGGTGGTGCACTTCGGCACATATTCTCCCATCTGGATGGGGAGCTGCAAGATCCAGAAACAAATTATTCACATTTAGCTCACGCTATTTGTTGTTTGATGTTTAAACTAGAATTGGAGTTAGAAGATGGCAGCAAAAAGAATAAAGAAAAAGAGCTACGAGAACTTATCGACTCAAAACATCGAGAAAGTGATAGCCCTACTAAACCCGACTTCTTCAGCCCTAGCTACGGAGGAATCCAAGAGCAGGCCGATAACAAAGAAGGAAGCTTGTGATATACTAAACATTGCCTATAATGTAACTAGGCTAAGTAATATTATTGAGGCACACAATGATCAAAAAGAATATACTAAAAAACGTAAAGGCTCTTTACGAGGCCGTCCTGCGAGTACTGAGGAGATCGGTGAAGCGTGCACAAGCTTCCTCAGAGGCGACCCTCTTACAGATATATCGAAACGTCTTTTTCGTTCCTCCGGGTTTGTACGAACAATTCTTGAAAGAGTTGGAGTCCCGACAAGACCAGCAAACAAAGAAGAAAGACTAACCCCTCATTACTTTCCCGATGAATGTGTATCAGATGATTTCGCTTACGGGGAAGTAGCGTGGTCATCAACGTACCACGGCACAGTGGTAGTTAGAGAACGCCTAGATCCAGAATACCTAGCAACTAAGAAGGCTATGGTTACTATGGACTATGAGGCCAAGTACGGCTGTCCCTGCTACAGTATATATGTAGTTCAGAAAGTGGACAGTGAAGATACTAATTTTTCAAGTGTGCAGTCGGGAGGATTTAATGCATACGCTCCTGCATATGAATTAGGCAAGCTGCAGCATTTGAAAAAGTATGGCGTAATTTTGGAGAGGTTGTAAAAAATATTTCTTGACAAGAAGGTTAAAATTGACGTATAATATCTTTTCAAATTAAGGAGAATACCATTGGGCGACCGATTCTATACTCAACAACTACAAGCACTGGGCGATTGCCCAGGTAATAAAAACCCTAACAGAAGGACACGAAAAGTGGCTTGGGATGACGATAAAAAAGCAGAAGCAGTAAAATTGTATGAAGCAGCAGAACCTACTCCAGAGACTAGCATGGAGATTGTAAAAGAGATTGCTGAAGAATTAGACGAGTCACCTAATGGTGTTCGTATGATCTTAACCAAAGCTGGCGTTTATGTTAAGAAAACCCCCGCAGCAAAAGCAGCTTCAACAGGCGCTACTGGAGGCACACGTGTTTCTAAAGTAGCAGCCCAAGAAGCTCTAACAGCAGCGATTACTGACGCAGGTAAAGTAGCAGACGACGAGATCATCTCCAAGCTGACTGGTAAAGCTGCACAGTACTTTACTACTCTTCTATCAAACGAAGACTAAGTAACTATAACCCCACTAGGCTCTCCTAGTGGGGTATTTTTGTATCTATAGAAATCACCTTGAGTAAGTAGATTCACAATAATGATTGCTGAAATACTACCCAAGGAGATATAGTGAAAAAGCAAGAACTGGCACAGTTAGTGCATGATTATGGAGATGCCGTTATTACTTATCGTAGCGAGCAGTCCAAAAAACTTAAGTACAATGTTTGTACTTTAGATTTCACAACGCCTTACATTACGAAGAAAAAGAATAGAGCAAAGGAAACTGACGACACTCTTCTCTTCTTTTGTTGGGATACTGATTCTTATAGATTACTAAGACCTGCAAATGTGTCTAGTGTAGTCCCTCTGTCTTCCATTTTAAAGAATGAAGGACGGCTTTAATGGACTTACATCAGGCTCCTGAAGCATACTCCCGTGTTGTTCATTATGATAAAGTTAAGGAAGTTCAGATAAGACTCACTATCAATACTTTTCGAGGTGTGGAGTATATGCACCTGCGTAAATATTATATGGATTTTGATGAAGAGTGGAAACCTACTCCTGAAGGTATAGCAATGCCCTTAGACCTTTCTAATTCAAGAGAGTTGTTTGCGGGGTTGATAGAGATATTATCTCTGGCAGAGTCTAAAAGTTTAATAGAGGAACATTTTTCAGATCTTATTCAGGATCTTTATAAATAATTCTTGACAACTAATTGAATCTCTAGTATAATATCTTTTCTTATTTAGGAGAATTATATGCGAGACTTTTTAGATCTAGCGAGTACCATGTACTATGAAGGTCATCCTATTCTTTCAGATGCGGAATTTGATCTCTTAGCGGACAAACACAACTATACGACAGTTGGGTATGAGGTTACTGATGCAGTGCCACATACATACCAAATGTACTCGTTACAGAAGTGTTTTACCAATCAGGTTACTCCCTTAGACATAAAAGACTGTATAAAAACTCCTAAGTTAGATGGGGCAGCAGTGTCTCTTTTATATGTAAATGGCCTACTCCAGCTAGCTTTGACTAGAGGTGATGGCATACATGGAAGAGATATCACTGATAAAATGGCACAACTTGTTCCTAATTGTATTGAGAACAAAGAGTTGATCCAAATTACTGGTGAAGTTATTGCTCCAAGTAGTGTACCTAACTCCCGTAACTTCGCTTCGGGGTCGCTTGGACTTAAAGGACTTTCGGGTCTTGAAGAGTTCAAAACTCGTCCCTTAGTGTTTGTTGCATATGACGCTACGCCACATTTAGACACTACTTATGCTTGCTCTCTTGAGATTTTGCATAAGTACAACTTCAACGTGGTAACTCGCTTTAACGCAGTTCACTTCCCTATGGATGGATTAGTGTTCAGGCTCAAATCAAATGCGAAGTACGATGAGTTAGGTCACACCGCTAAACACCCACGAGGCGCTTTTGCTTTGAAAGAGCAAGTTGCTGGTGTGGAGACCACACTGTTGGATGTAGTATGGCAGTTGGGTAAAAGCGGAGTTGTAAGTCCAGTGGCTATTCTCGACCCTGTGGTCGTAGGTGATGCTACGGTATCGAGAGCAACCCTGCATAATATTGAGTATATACGCGACCTTAATCTAGAGATTGGGTGTAAGGTGGAAGTTATACGTTCTGGTGAAATCATACCTCGCATTGTGAGACGTTTGGATTGATTGCTACCTGTAGAAAAATACTTCTTGACAGAAAGGTTAAAAACCCGTATAATACTTATTCAATCTCAAAGGAATCACGATGATCATTATTGAAGCCCCCATAAACTGCCCTAGCTGTGGTTCGGAGTTAGAAAGTGTTAATCATCTTTTGTATTGTAAAAACCCGCATTGCGGAGAAAAAGTTGCAAAACTTATCGAACACTTTGCTAAGACTCTCAAGATCAAAGGTCTCGGCCCAGCTACTATATCCAAAATAGAAATTGTTTCTTTAGAGGAACTATATGACTTGGATATAGAAGATATTGCCGAAGCTCTTGGATCTCAGCGTCTTGCTGTAAAGTTAGCGGAAGAATTGCAACGCTCTACAAACGCACCACTAAATGTGTTGCTACCTGCTTTTAGCATACCCTTAATTGGTAAATCAGCCTCGGAAAAGCTGTCAAAAGTCTGCGAAGACATTGAAGACATAGACTACGATACTTGCCGAGAGGCCGGTTTAGGCGAAAAAGCAGCAACTAATATGTGTAATTGGCTTGAGAACGAGTATTATCAAGTATCATTACTACCTTTTAGTTTCAAGTTTGTTAGAGCAAAAGACAAGCCTGTTAGTGCATCTACGGATGTTGTATGTATTACAGGCAAGTTGATAAGCTACAAAACTAAAGCAGAAGCTCACACAGCTTTAGAAGCCGTAGGCTTAAGTGTAAAATCTAGCTTGACAAAGGATGTAACTATCCTTGTAAACGAAAGCGGTATTGAATCCGCAAAAACTAAGAAGGCCAGAGATGCTGGCGTTCAAATTGTAACTAACCTCAAAACTCTCACTGGAGAATAATAAAATGGCACTACCTAAGTGGACTGAAGAGCGTACTACCGCCCTCACTGATTTTGTCGGTGGCGAAAGCCCCGTATCCCAAGGAACCGTTGCGAATGCAGCAGTTGAACTTGACACCTCTACCCGTTCTATCTCAAGCAAATTGCGCAAGATGGGTCATGACGTAGAATTGGCTTCTGCCAACGCTTCACGAGCATTTAGCGATTCTCAAGAAGCAACCCTTCAAGCTTTTGTCTCTGACAACAGCGGAACCTACACTTATGCAGAGATTGCCGGTCTTTTTGAAGATGGCGCATTCTCAGCTAAGTCAATCCAAGGCAAGATTTTGTCTATGGAACTTACTGGTCACGTTAAGCCAGCTCCTAAAGTTGAAGCAGTACGCACGTACTCTGCAGCTGAAGAAGTTACTTTCGTTGGAATGGTACACGACGGTGCTTTTGTTGAAGCTATCGCCGCCGCACTTGACCGCTCAGTAAACTCTGTTCGTGGTAAGGCTCTTAGCCTTCTTCGCTCAGGCGACATCGACGCTATCCCTCGTCAAGAGACTACCAAGGGCGCTTCTAAAGAAGATCCTTTGGCTACAATCACTGACATCGGTAGCCAGACTGTCGAAGCTATCGCAGAGCAGATTGGCAAGACTGCACGTGGTGTTAAAACCATGCTGACTCGTCGTGGCCTTTCAGCCGCTGACTATGATGGCGCTTCTAAGAAAGAGAAAGCATCTGCTTAATCCTTTTTAGTTTATAAGAGTAGGCTCTTCGGGGTCTACTCTACTTTTATGATTTGAAATCGGGAGACTTTCATTGAACATCGCTAGTGCTTTATTTCGGCAAGTGCTAACACTCGGAGACTTTGAGACTTGGAGTGTTACCCACAAGCATTATTTGCCTAGCGAATATCATAGCTTATATCAAGTAATTGATAAACACTGTGCTACGTTCCATAAAATGCCCACGATTGATGATCTTAAACTTGAGATTCGTGATTCAAGTACAAGGGATAAGTTATATGCAGTTGAAGCCGTTGAGGTAGATTCTGAGCCACATATGCTTCTTCAGTACTTGAAGAACGAATACACTCAAAAACAAATTCTGGATTCATTAGAGGATTTCATTGATAATTCTGTAGCCTTTGAGGATGCACAAGAGTCAGTAGATCACCTCCACCAAATTGTCTTAGACATTGAGGATAGGGTTGATCTTGAAGATCCACAAGAAAGTATGCAACGTATTGACTTGTTTGAACCTGAAGAAGATATAGCAAAGTACATACCTCTCGGTTTAAATGCCGAGTACGACATTGACGTACAGTTCTCTCCTAGAGATCTTGTTATGGTAGGTGGTAAGCGTGGAGCTGGTAAGTCTGTTATATGTGCAAATATTGCTAACAATGTTTACGCTTCTGGTAAATCTGCTATCTATTTCACTATTGAGATGGATAGCAGAAATATCTTACAGCGATGCTGTTCTATCGCCACTAATGTTCCCTTCTCACGACTTCGTACTAAAAATCTTAGTGTGGGCGAGTGGGAGCGTGTAGCAGAGTGGTGGTCGAATCGCTTTGTGCTGGGGCAAGACCGCTTGAACGAGTATAAACAACATCGTGATTTTGAGAAATTTCATGCAACCCTAAAGACTGGAGAGCTCCTCCCGACTAATCAGTTATTAGTCGAGTATGATCCTTCTCTCACATTATCCAAAATTCGTGCTGTGCTTGACAAGAAAGTCAAGCCACTCAATGTTGGCATCATTATTGTTGATTATATAAACCAAGTAAAGCGGTCAAGTCTTCCTGGACGAGGTGGACAATACGATTGGACAGAACAAATCGAAGTTAGTAAAGCATTAAAATCTATGGCGCAAGAGTACGAATGTACTGTTATGTCGCCCTATCAAACTGATGCAACTGGAGAAGCACGTTTCGCAAAAGGTATCCTTGATGCCTGTGATGCAGCTTACACATTAGAAACATGGGATCATGAGGATGCTTGCATTACTCTAAACTGTGTTAAGATGCGTAATGGAGCTATGAACTCCTTCTCATCAACGGTAGACTGGGACACGTTAAAGATTGGCCCAGAGTCTGCCTTAACTCCTAAAGAAAAAGATGACTCATCCCATAAAACAGGTGAAGATATCAATGACATCTAAAAATATTTCTTGACTTTTTATCTCTTTTTGCGTATAATATACGGATACTTAAAGGGGATAAAGCATATGGCACTTACATTCGGCAGTTTACGACATACCTCCTCAGGTAGAAAGCGAAAGCCTTTGCCTACAGCAAAAAGATATACACCCAAATTTACAGAACTCACAGTAGCAGATACCTACCGTAGAGACACAAAACACTATAGTTCTGCCTCAAACACAGGCGGGACTTGCGAAGCAGCGGATCGTAGCTATGCTAACGACGCGGACTTCACCGTAGCCCCTGCATATAACAAGGGCGCGTATCAAGTTATTAGTAAAGAAAACATAAAGGATATTGGACGGTGACAGTAGAAGAACTATTAGTTTCAAGACAAGTATATTTTATACCCAAAGGTGCGGACGCTATTGTAACGTGCCTTAACCCGGAACACGCGGACAGAAGCCCTAGTATGCGTATTGATAAAATCACTGGTATATTTCAGTGCTTTTCATGTGGATATAAGGGCAACATTTTTACACACTTTGGTGAAAAGGCAAACCAGCTACAGCTAAGACGAGAACTACTGAAAAAGAATATTAGAGAGAAGAGGTCTGAATCGGTTGGTTTGTCATTTCCATCCAATAGTATACCCTATAGAGGTGACTGGAGGGGTATTAAACCTGAGACTTACAAAAGGTTTGAGGCGTTTCAACACCATGCTCCAGATCATATCGGTCGTATTGTATTCCCAGTCAAAGATATATCAGGACGAATAGTATCATTTAACGGTCGCCATACTACTGGTGGCACACCAAAGTACATGATCTCCCCTGCGGGTGCGAAGATGCCTTTATACCCTATAGTAGAGCCAATACAAGGTTCCATAGTGCTAGTAGAGGGTATATATGACATGGTCAATTTGCATGATAAAGGCATGACAAACGCAGTATGCTGCTTTGGAACAAAGAACATTAATGAAGACAAATTGCGTATGCTTTCTATACAAGGTGTAGAAGAGGTAATAGTTTTCTTTGACGGAGACAACGCAGGACAGACTGCAGCAAAAGAAGTAAAAGAGATGGTTGAGCGAGTAGGCTTAACCTCAAGAAATGTAGCACTAAAGGATACAGATCCTGGAGCACTACCCTTAAAATCAGTACAAACATTAAAGAGTAAATTATATGCCTAAAGTTGCATTAGTAGAAACTAAACCAAGTAGAACAAATTTCAAGAAAGAGTTTGATGACGAGTTCGAGTTTGATCAATATCAGCTCTGCTCTGACTCAAACATTAAAAAAGTATTAAAACGAGATTGTGACATCGAAATTGATGTTGACGCATACGATTGGCTCATTCTCGTAGGCAGTGACGCGCTAAAGTATTTCACATCTGTCAATTCAGTAACAGAATATTCGGGTAAGAAGGTAGAAGAAAAGTTCTTACCTGTGATTAATCCTGCTATGCTTGCTTTTAAACCAGAAGCACAACGTACTTGGGATGACTCTAAGAAAAGCATCACAGAGTACATAAATGGTAATGTAGTAGATGTTGTTATTACCGAGCATAATGCATACGGCATACAAGATACGGACGAAGCCAATGAGTGGTTATGTCGTTGTATCAATTCTCGTCCTGCTTATGTTGCGCTTGACTCAGAGACTACTGGGCTTTACCCCCGTGACGGGCATATGCTAGGAATTTCTCTATCTTATGAAGAAGATCGTGGCGTATATATAGACACACAATGTTTCGATGAACGCACAGAGGCACTATTGCAGACACTGTTTAACCAAACAAGAATAGTGTTTCACAACGCTAAGTTCGATATGGCATTCTTTGAGTACCATTTCAACTTTAAGTTTCCTAATTTTGAAGATACTATGTTACTGCACTATTTGATTGATGAGAACCCAGGTACTCACGGTCTAAAGCAGCTAGCTATGAAGTATACAGTCTATGGTGACTACGAGAAACCCCAATATGATTGGATGGCTCAATACCGAAAAGATCATGGTATGCTAAAGAATGATTTTACATGGGACTTGATACCTTTTGACATAATGAAAACGTATGCTGCTATGGATGCAGTAGTAACATTGCTAATCTTTAATAAGTTTATTAAAATTAAACAGAATAAAAGACTTGCTAAGGTCTATGATAATATTCTTATTCCCGGCTGTCGGTTCCTTACTGATATTCAGGATAACGGAGTACCTTTTGACGTAGAAAGACTTTGTCAGTCTCAACAACTCATGCAGGTACAGATTGACGAAGCAGTAGCAAAGCTATATGAACACCCTGCAATTAGTAAATTTGAGGAAATTAATGGAAAAGATTTTAATCCTAACAGCACTGTGCAGCTTCGTAGTTTATTGTTTGATTTCA